CATCGATGCGCAGAAAACCCGTGCACGACGGCCAAGCATTTCAATCGCGATCCGGTTCCACTCCAAAGGCTCGTTCCAGTGCTTGTCGCTGAAGGTGCGGATCGCGTGATCCTTCCCCCAAAGCAGTGGTAGAAGAGGCTTGGGTTTGTTTTCTTTATCGAACTTCTGCTCACCGTCGTAGCCGCAACGGAGCGCCCACTGGCGCGCATAGCACTCGTCGCAGGCTTCCGAGACCTCGATGCATCCCCACCATGGATTGAAGGTGTGGTCGGTCCACGATATTGCGCTGTTTTTACCCATACAAAAAAACCTCTTAGATCTCCGTCCTCGATTCCAATGTTTCGCGCCATGCGGCGATGGACACTGCTGGAGCAAGCTCTGCACTGCACCAATCCAAGGTTGAGAGAGCAGGAGCCCAGCACTCACCTGCCGGATGGCCTTGGCGCTCGGTACAGACGACGACTCCGCCAGGAATAAACGCCAAAATCGAACCACATTGGAGAGCGATGGGTTTGTCCACAATGGCGTCGTCCATGAATTCGTCCATGAACGCGTGTTCGGTGATTGGCAGGCGGCATCGATTCATGCGCAGCCTCCGTGCTTGATTGGTCATTTACTTTTTCTCCTTCTTCAAGGGTTCGACTTTGAGGCGAGGGGAATTGGTTTTTATGTCGACCGCTTTCATGAACAGGGCGCGAACCTTTTCGGCCAGGCGAGAAGCAAGAGGAAGGTTGCCCTGCATGAACTGTTGAGCGTCATCGTTCAAGCTGTAGCGAGGCTCGACGCAAAATAGCTTCTTGAAGAAAGCCGTCTTGCTGGCAGCTGAGAGCAGCCTGCGCAGATTTGCTACTTCGTTGGGTATGATTTGAACGGTCTGGCCTGTAGTGACCTTTACTTGCCAAACGTCACCCTGGACCTGTTTGGTCTTATCGGATTTCGGCGCGGCCTGGCCGAATTCTTTCACCATGGCTATGAGCTGGTCGCCAAATGCATCTGCGATTCCCTGCTGCTCGTCGGCCTTCTTTTGTGCCTCGTCATAAAGCTGCGCGAGAGAATCGATTTCTTGTGGTTGGGGAAGCTGTTTTTCCATTACTCCTTTTTCGTGGTCGCCCTGATCTCGGCTCCTGGCTGTTGATTGAGAGTTTGAGCGCCCGCGAAGGCGGTTGAATGGGGTTCCAGGCGGCCATACATAAGCCACCTTTCGACTAATTTTTGGGTGCAGTTAGATCCACAGGCGGCGCTGCGACGCTCGGACTTGCAGAGCTCCGGAGTCCACGCGGTAATCTCGAGTTCAGAGCGGTGGCCCTCTGAAGAAATAATTTCGGCTATCCAGACCAACCACCAATGATTGGTTTGTCGCTTCAGAGCGCCGCAGACTGCGCACTCGTGGCCGTGGAGAATTGGCATGCTCATCTGATCACCTCGAATCTGCCGTCGAGCCAAGCGATCAGGATGTGCGCCAGGAAGTAGATGGCGCCGGCCACCATCACGAACGTGATGATGGAATTGACAAAGCGCTCAAGGGTATTCATTTGTTCCTCCGCGCAGTCCTGAACTTACCCAGGCCGATGGCGTTCTTTCGTTGGACCTTTTGAGCGCGCCTGGACAGCTCAAGCAATTGGGCTGTACTGAGCTCGGTCAAATGCTTGATCAAGGGAGCCACGGCCCTGCGTGCCTCAGCTGTCTGCGGATGGACGGTGACGTATTCGATGCGCAACTTTTTCATGCACACCGCCTGGCGCGCCGCTTGGATTTTTTCTGCTGGAATTCCGCCTCAAGGTCCAGATACTTACGCTGGATCACAACGATGGCATCCCGATCGTCGCGCGGCATCCAATAACTTGTGCGTTCCGGAAGCTCAGACTGATCTGAGCTCACAACGACCACAACGGCTGGCCGGTCACCAAATGCATCAGAGTGCATGGACATCGAGCGATTGCACAGATGCTTGATAGCTTGGCTCAAAGCCAATTGGCCGGCGAATATCTGCTCGTAAGTCATGCTCTCACCCACTTTCCCTTGGTTTTCTTTACCTGGACCAAGCCGGAGCGACCACATTTCCGGCAGGTATGCTTGTGCTTATAGGTATGAACGATCGCTTTGCATTGCGGACACTGTTTGAAGTGGCGCTCTTTGCCGGGCTCGCACTTTGTCTTGTCCTCGGTCGCAGGAACGAGACCGTCGTGTTCGCAGTACCAGCAGGTGGTTGTGTCTCTGTACGCGTACATTCTGCGTCTGCAGTTAGGACAGAATTTCATCTTGCGGCCGCGCTTCTGCTTGGTTTGCTTCAGCGCAGAGGTGCGCATCTTCCGTCTGGACATCGCGAGCTTAAGATTGTCGTACTCGGCCTGCAGCTGCGCGATCTGCTGGAGTCGGTCTGCCGCCTTCGATGACTGCAGCGCGAAAATCTTTCTCTTCAGCTCGATTTGGGCGGAGACCATTTGATCTACCGTCATTGGGCCTCCTTGAGCCGATTGGCCTTCGCAAGTTCGTCTTTGTATTTCTTGATCGAGTCGAAAAGCAGGCGCGCGGAAATGTATTGCTGGTATTGCGGCTTGCCGCCATCGAAAGAGACCTTGCGCATATCGCGCGTGTAGCAGGCCTGAATGAGCTTGCTCATTTTTTTGGCCGAGATAGAACCAACGAGCGGTTCTAGTTCGAACCTGAAAATCGACTCGGCTTCCTGTTCGGAGAGACCGGGAAGCTCCGGGCCTTTTCTCAGCCGGGACCTCCATTGCTCCATGTCTAAACGCTCAAACGTTTCGTACAAACGATGGGAACCGGCAAAGATGAGTCCGCAGTGAGGCGGCTGATCGAGGAGTCCACGGATCGTTTCCAGGCAGTCGATAGTCAGACTCTGAGCTTCGTCAAAGACCAGGATCGTCTTGCGATCGCGCAGATCGTAGGCGATATTGGCGATAGTTTTTTGAATGCTGCTGCCTGTGCTGAAACTTCCTACCGATTTGGCCACTTCCCTGACGACTGAAAGCGGCGTCATCCAGCGTGACGAGTAGATATAGAAAGCGGTCGCCTTATTGCCGTTCTTAATCTCCCTGCAATTGTTCTCGGCAATCAGGTGCTGCAGAACGTGGCTCTTCTGGGTGCCGGGAGCGCCGCGCAAGTAATAGGAGCATCGCTTGTCGAGAGCCTCCTTGAAGTAATTGCGCATGATCTTTACGTTGCTGGTGTCATGGAGATGGCCTTCGATCTCCAGGTCGAACCGGATGGGATTGCTGGACATGAACGACACGCAGGCGCGGACGATGTTGTTGTCCGAGCTTGCCATTTCTTCATAGCGATCACCGAGAAATGCCTTGATCGCGCTCTTTGAATAACCAACACGGTAGGCGAACTGGCTGGTACTCAGGCCAGTCCGGGCAAGATATTCAATGACCTTGTCTCTTACCGCCGAGCTTTCATCGGATGAGCGGGAGAGCATTCTCCTTCGCATGTCGTGATTTAAGTGGGTTGTAGCCATCTATTCTTCCTCCTCATGAAGAATTGCGACGACGTCATCAACGTGGTTTCTGGGGGAAATAAGCGACTTGGTATTGGCCACCTTTCTTAACGGCAAAGTTTCGATAACCGGCTTAGCAGCTGAAGCGGCTGCACGCCGGCCCAGCTCCTCAGCCTCGGTTAGGTCGCCAGCCATCCTTCTCTTGTTTTCCAGTCCGGAAAGAAGCTGCCGGCTGGCGGTAAGCATTCGGCTGCGCAGCTTCATCTCGTTCTGTATGTCGGCCTGCGATGTGGCGCCGTGAACTAGAAGCGCCTGCGCGCGCAGGTGGCCCAGCGGGGTTCCGTCTTGGGAAACTGCTATGGCTTCGCCCATGCTGAGGGGATCGCATGCGACGAAGATCTCTCTCTTGATCAGCGGCTGCATTACCGCGAAGGTTTGGGGATTAGCCGGCTCGTACACCGAACGATTCAAGCGGACCTTGCCGCCTTCAATGACCGTGCACTTGCGGCGGTCCCAAAACAGATCAGCCACAGAGACCGGATCGATGCGCTCAAGCTTCTCGCGCGGGATCTCCGCGTGGAATACTTCGGCGGGGGTGCGGCGGTTCATGCCCTGGCCGGAATGGTGGAAGCTGGAATTGAACTCATTGATCCACTGTTCGCCCTGGCGGAAGATCTCCGAGGCCGGCCTGAATGGGGAATTTTCAAGATCGCCGGCATCTAAGAGCTTTGCGTGCAGAGATTGAGCGGCGCGGCAGTCTTCCGGCATCTTGCTGGGATTGCGGCCGCAATATGCAGGGCGATGTAGCAGATCGAAACGGGTATGGATGGTCCCGAAGAACCGCTCGATCGATTTCGACTGGCCGTGGTATTTCTTGCAGTACTGGGACTTGATTCCCAGACGGATAAGAACGCCGCCAGCTTCCGGCGACAACGTAGGCGGCTCTTTGCCGATCTTTTTGAAGTCCTTGCCGTTGTCGATATAGAAAAAGTGAGGCCGGCCAAAATTACAGACCGCCATGCGCAGCGCCGCGCTGATGCTGCGCGAACTCGGCGTAGCGCACCAAACCGCGCCTACGCAGTAGCGGGATTTCATATCGATGATGGCGGTAAGCCAGGGCCTGAACAATTTCCCGATTTCTTTTTCTCCAAAGACTCCGTCATTCCAGACGAAGAGGTCATGCAGCATGTGGTCCGCGATCCAAATCTGGTTGACGTTCAGAGGAGTTGTGTCGCGGATGATGTAGCCGATGTATTCCTCGTGGAACGTCTTGTCGCCTTTGCGCGCCAGGTCCTCAAGCATCTTGGGTTTTGCCTTAAGGAAAGCCAGCAGGGTGTTATAAGAAGGAGGCTTGGCATCTTCATGGCCGCGGAGCCTGTCCCAGTTACGAACGATGGCTTCGTGGACCAGCTGGTAGCTCAGCCGTTCGTTCCAATATTTGTTGAGCGCGAACTCGCCGGCGTCGGGGTGCTTCTGAAAGAAACGCGACTTGCCATTGTCGGAGCGATGGCGATCGGCAAGGTGAGAGAAACCATTCGCATACCGCATGTACCATTCCCAAACGGTACGGGGGCTTAGCTGTTGAATCTTTGCTATGTGACTCGCTACGCCGCGCAGCGTCGTGATCTCGACTCCAGCGGTGTTGCGATATACAGGCCGATGGCCATTGGTCGCATTCTTGAATTCGATCATCGGGCTGATGATCTTGAAACGAAGCTCAGCTTGAGCATTGTCTTCTACGTTGAGAGCCAGTCGATCCCTTTCGGTTGGCAGGGCGAGCTTGGGAAAAATTGGATGAGGAGTGTTGGAGGCTTTGACGAGGGCTTCCGATTCGATGCGCTGCTGGAAGAGCTTTATCTGGGTATCGGCGGGCAATGAACTGGCGGCATATTGCTTACGGGGCTTACCGTTCTTTCCGGAATCATCTTTCTTTGTTTTTAGCTCTCCTTTGGCCTCCTTATAAAAGATCGTTCGCCTGGACCATTTAGTCGCAGCGATGACTTCATCAAGGTACAGCCAGACCTCATGCGCCATGAGTCAACTCCACCGCGGTAACCGTGGCGCTCCGCCCTAGATTGGTGAGCATCCAGCGATCGCTACTCAGTTTGACTAACCCGTTGCGCTTTAGATCAAAACACGCTGCCACGCATGCGAGGCCGTGGCCACCTTTCTCATGCCCTCCCGTCGCGGCCCAAATGCCTACATTGGTCATAGGCTGCGGATCCATGAGTCGCATCGAAAGCAGGATTTGGAATTGAAGTGGAGTTAGCTGCCACGATTGGCACTTGCTAGCTGCGCGGTTAAATCTTTTTGTTGACGATCTTCTCATCTTTGAAAAATCCCTGAAACGTTTCCCGGCTCAGCCGCACATAACTAACAGTGCGATCAAATTCAAATCACGCGACCTTTCCAGCGGTTCTTTCCACTCGACGGAGTTCCGCAGCTAAGGCCTTGGAGATGCGTTTTGACTTGGTTTGATCGAGAGCAACGCGGCGAACGACAGAAGGAGTAACCCCCAGCTTCCTGGCGACGCGGCTATAAATCCCCCAGTACAGTGAGGTGATTCGAAAAACGTCTTTGTGCGTGTTAACCTGCAAGGTCATATTTGGCCCCCAATATGGGGACTAAATTATCCCAAAAGACATAACCAGTCAACAGGAAAATGCCTAAAAGCATTAAGGGGAAGACCCGTTCAGAATTGGCAAGCAGAATAAGATCCTTACGGCTTCGAGCGGGACTGACTCAGGGGCAGCTTGCGGAGTTGTGTGGTGGAGTACGGCAATCCGTCGTCGCACGATGGGAAGATGGCAAGTTTGACCCACCTGGGCGTGCTTTAGTAGAAATGTCGAGATTAGCGCTGGACAGCGAAAAGGCGTGGTGGCTCCAGCAAATAGGCTTACACGAGAGCGATCTTATTGTGAAGCAAGTCGGAGAGGATTTGGTCTCAATTCCTGTTCTCAAAGATCCAGCAGCGGCGGGAAGTGGCAGAGCCATCAACGAAAGCGAAATCGACCATTATTTGATGTTTCCAAAAGAAGTTGTGGGGAGTGGCACAGTAACAGGGCTGAGAGTCAGAGGCAATTCAATGTGGCCAATAATAGATGAAGGCTTTATCGTCCTTGTCGACACTTCCCAGAGAGACCCCAAAAGGCTTATCGACAATATTGTGGCTGCTAGAGAGGGAGACGGAGTCACGATCAAATATCTCAAAAAACGTGACAGATCATTTATCTTGACTTCAGCTCATCCAAGCCCGGCGCATCCCACAATCGTTCTAACCCCTGACAAAGATGTAGCGATCATCGGGAAAGTGATCAAATGGATTGGACAGCCCACTTAAAATTAACGTTGTTTGTCGGAGGCTACAATGCTGCGAAGTAAAAAACGTTGTCAGTTAGCCATGCTTGGGTTAACCATGTTCATATTAGGCTGCGGTCAACAGCAGACCGATCCTCCGCCCAATACTCATTTCGTTGTGGGTGAAATTAGAGGCGATACTTTGGGTATGAGGTTTAAACAATATCTGAAGAAATATCCTCAGTGTGCCTATTCTTCTGACTTGTGCATAGATCAAGACAGCTATGGCGGAATGAACGCACGGAAGAGCACAATGTTTTTTCAGGATCATCTGTTTTTTATCGAGTACACGATCAAATTGTCTGGAGAAAAAGAGGACTTCCTGCCTGACCTTAAACAGAAGTATGGCCAGCCGCAGAGGATCGGGAAATACACCTGGCAATGGAGCAACGGTAAAGAGACCATTGACTATACGGGCAACGAGCAATTTATAACCATCAAGTTTTATCAGGATGATTTGTTCAGCGCATGGAGCGCAGACTTTGATCGACAAAAGGCCGCTAAGAGAAAATCAGACATGTAAAAAAGCCCTTTTCCGGCAGCAGCAATCTCCCCTTCCTGTTGAATCTTTCCAATGATTTGCGTATGCTGCGCCTGCCCCCTGTCCTCAGAAATTCGTCAAATTCAACAGATCCAACAGACTAAACAAGTCCGACAAGTCCGCCATCCAGCCCCACAAACGGGCAACTCTCGGCTATTGTCCTCCTAGGCAAGTCTTCTCCTCACGCAAAAAAGCGGGCGCGGCTTCGGACCAGTCGCGTCCGCTTTGAATATCCGGGAGAGAAACAAAGCTTATGGCGCAACTTACAAAACATTTTTCCGACCAGGAACTGCGGGTAAGTCTGGCCGAGGACCGGATCAAGGCAAATGCGGAGTATCTGTGCGAGAAGTTACTCGAACCGATCCGCGTCCGTTACGGACCTCTAGTGATCACGAGCGGCTATCGCCCTCCCGAGCATAACGCCGCAGTCGGTGGAGTCCACGAGTCGGAACACCAATTCGACGGCGACCACGCGGCCGCTGACTTCCAGGTTCCTAATGTTCCCTTGACGCTGATCTTCAATTGGATCCGGCTAGACAGCGGACTTCCTTTCCGCCAGGTGATTCTCGAACACGATCACGAGACGCAGGCTCCGGCCTGTATTCACATCTCGACTCGATCGGGAGGGGACCTGGACAAGCATGAGGCCCTTATCGGGGCTACGCATGGCAAAGAGAGCTACATGAAAGTGGAGGCCAAGTGATGGGTCTGCTCACGGTGTGGCTCAGTTCGAATGCCCGAAAGATCGCGTTCGCGCTTGGCGCGATCGGTATGGTAGCAGCCTTCTATTTCTACCAGCTGCACAAGGCAAAAGAAGCCGGCAAAGAGGAAGGCAAGCAGCAGGTCGCGCAGCAAGTCAAGTCCGACTCCGAGAAAGAGTTGAGCCAGGATCGAAAGGATTATCTGGCCAAGCTGAACGAGTCGAACACGTTCCTAAAGCAGGCGCAGAACGATTTGAAGGCTTCCGAGGCGCGCGAGAAGGCGCTGCAGACGGTGATTGTAAATATCTCGCAGCAGAAGGCGGCTGCTGCCGACAAGCTGAGCAAGACGCCTGATTCAGGTCTGCACGCGATGAATGTGCAGGCGATGAACCTCCGCGATCCGGGCGACCAGGCGCCTGGATACCTGGCGATCGAGGAGCGGGCGATAGCCAAGTGCCTCACCGTGGACCGGCCGGCGTGCGAGGCCGATGACCAGGCGCGCAAGCAGGATGTGCGGGAGCTGCGGCAGCAGGTGGCCAACCTCGAAGGCCAGGTTAAAGAGTGGGACAAAAAATTTGACGACCTCGGGAAATATGCAGGCCAGGTTGAGACCGAGTACACGCGGATCTTCAACGTATTCCCGAACAAAGGCAACCGGTTGGTTGCCCTGATAACGCTGGGACACAAGGGACGGCCGAAGAAATTGCCATTCCCGGATCCGAAGGATCTGCTCAACGGCAAGAAGGATGGCAAGCAATGAGCTTCGAGATATATGACGGACCGCCTAAGTTCGAGCCGAAGCCTTGCCTCATTTATGAGACCAGGCTGTTCGAATCTCACCGAAGCGAGTGGGTGAAATCGCACCTTGGAAGGTTCGTGGCCATCCAGGGCAATGAGTTCGTCGGATTCTTTCCGAGCTTCGAGGTTGCATTCAATGCGGGAGTCGAGAAATTCGGAGTGCGATACGCATTCCTGGTGAAAGAAATATTGCCGCAAGATCGGACGCATTTCATCGGCGGCGGATTGATGGAGATGAAGTGATGCCGGACGAAACACAGGATGTGAAGACGCACGCTGATTGCACCGTAATGCCGGCAGACAGTGATGACGGCACTTCGTCTTCATCGAGTACGGACTGGTTTGTTCGTCGGGCGCGGCCCGGCTTCCTGTGGGCCATGTCGCTCGGCCTGATGCTCAACATTCTGCTGCCGCTTTTCCAGAGGTTCTGCGGCGGGCACATGGAGCCGCTGCACATCGATTCCGAGCTTTACTCGCTGATGAAGGTTTGCATCCTGGGCCTGGCCGGGATGCGGATGTGGGAAAAATTGAAGGACAAGGATTGAGAGATGGGGGATGGATTCAGCGAGCGATGTTGTGTTACGCGGCCATCGTTAACTTTTTTGTGTCGATCTTTAGGTTCATTTGTCGACGCAAGAAGCAAGTCAATTAGTTGAAAAGGAGAATTCCCAAAATGGGAGCTACAAACTTCGGAATTTATGTTCTCTGCGTGCTTATCGGCGTGGGCGTCGGCTTCTTTTGGAGACAGCGGATCCTCAACGCCGCCTGTTTGGCGAGATTGGAAGCCCAAAAACTGCTGGCTGATGCCAAAACCGAATACGGAAAGATGAAGCAAGGATTGCTGCACGACCTCGACCGGATTTTGGGCTGACCGGATTAAGGTTTTTTACTTAGCTAAAACGGCCAGGTACCCCGTGATACCACCCCCCCCTGCGTGACGGGTCACGATCCAAACCTGGCGCGATGTGTGGGGTGATTTTGGGTGCTATCTGACCGAAGCGAAATAGGCAGCGAGGAGTGCATGAACCAAAAAGGTAACAGGCAACCCGAATCAAGGCTTGACATGTGGTTCTCGAAATTGCTGCGCACACTGCTTTTGTGTTGCTCGGCGGGCGGAGGCGCCGCGTTCATCTACGCGCTTGTCGAAAAGGAGCCAAGGATGGTCCTTGAGACCCTGCAGAAGTTCGGGCCTGAGACTTTTTTGGGACTGATCGCGCTGCTGATGCTGGATCGGAGTATCAAAAACGGAATTTCCATTTTGCGCGAGAGCACTCAGGCCCAGCAGCGACTCGCCGATGCTGTACAGGAGATCGCGCACAAAGACGATCGCGAGCGTGAAGAGCAGAGACGCCTGATGAATTACATCGGCGCTCAGCAGGAACGCATTCTGGATGTTTTCCAGCAACACATGGACAAGGAGAAGGAGACCAAAAGCAAAGGAGCAAGTGCATGAGTGTGCAGCGTGACGCGCAAGACAAAAGATGGCGTGGAGTGATTCTAGGGATCGTGCGCACAGGACATCAGAAACAGGAAAGCAGGCTCGATGATCTCGGCCTTTGGGCGTTGCTGCAGGATCTCAGCTATCCAGTGAGCCAGAACGATGTTCGCACGCTCGTACAGGAGCTGGGTGAGCTTGGTTATCTGCGTTTCAATCAGATCACGAACGAAGCCACCAATGAAGTGCGCATTGACAAGATCGAGATCACTGCTCACGGGCTGCGCATTATGACCAGGATCGAGAAGGATCCTTTGGTGCTAGTCGTCTAGATGCCGCAAAAGCCCAAAACGGGAGAGAAGCGCAAAACCAGGCAACCGCTCAAGATCGACAAGTTGCCTGTAGAAATGCGCGATGCCATTCAGCAGCTGCGAGCTGAAGGAAAGACCTGGCAGGAGATCGAAGAGGCATCGGTATCGTTCAAAGGGTGGGACAAGCTGTCGTTGCCAGTGCTTGAGCTTTTCCCGGACATGAAGATCCCGCGCTCCTCGCTGCATCGCTGGTACGACTTGCGCGTCGAGCAAGCGGCAAAAGAAGTGCTGGCCGATACGGAGCGTGCACGGCAGTTCGCCAATGTTTTCGCCGGCCGGGGCTTCGATCAGCTACCGGAGGCCATTCTCAATGCGATGCGCGACCAGATCTTCACTCTGCTCAAGACGACGGAGCGAGCCGAGAAGCTAAAAGCCATAAAGCTGCTCGGCGATTTGGGATGGCTGGTCTCCGATGTGAAGCGCACCAAGTTCAAGGAAGAAAAGCTAGGTCTCGAGAAGGAAAAGATTGAGACCGAGCGCAAGCGACTGGAGGAAGGAGCCGGGGATCCGCGCGAGATTTATCTGGAGGCTGCGCAGGATGTTCTCAAGAAGCTGCTCACGCGCGCAGGCGTGCGCGAAGTAATCGAGCCGATCAAGGAAGACCTGGTCACGGAATTTTCAAATGCCGCAGAATCGTTCGCTCAAAAAATCGAAGCGCGCGCGGATTGAGGATAATCGCGCCAGGCTGCGCGAGATATTCCAGTCGCCGGTATCTGATGACGGAAACGTCAAAGGGTTCCAGCCGAAGACCGTGCTGGAGGCGGCGTTTGACCTTGCGAATGATATTGAGGGTTTTGTCCGCAAGTATCTCCCTCACTACATGATCGACCAGGAGACCGGACGCGAGATCGAGCCGGCCGAGTTCCACAAGGAAATTTACCGCCTGGCGCTAACGACGAAGCGGGCGGCCGTGGCAGCTCCACGCGAGCACGCGAAGTCTACGGTGATCTCGCTGTTCTTCGTTCTTTATTGCGTCTGCTACAAGCTGCGCAGATTCATTGTGCTGATCAGCAATACCGAGCCGCAGGCCATCCTGCTGTTGAGCGCGATGAAGATCGAGATCGAGACCAACGATGCTCTGATCGATGACTTCGGCTCGCTGGTCAACGATGTGAAGTGGGGAGAGAAGGACATTGTCACGGTCACCGGCATTCGAGTGGTTGCCCGCGGAGCCGGGCAGTCATTGCGTGGACTGCGGCAACGCCAGTTCCGGCCCGATCTCGTGATCTGCGATGACCTGGAAGACGACGAGAGTGTCGAGAACCCGGAGTCTCGCGCCAAGCTGAAGCGCTGGTTCAAGAACGTTGTGCTGAATCTGGGAAAGACGTGCCAGGTATTCGTACTCGGCACCATCCTGCACTTTGATTCGCTGCTGGCGGAATTGTTGGACGAGGCGAAGTTCCTCAAGTTCATGAAGCGCAAGTTTGAAGCGGTGGACGATGACTTTACTCCGGAGTCGGTACTGTGGCCTGGTATGTGGCCGCTCGAAGCGCTGAAGGACAAAGAGGCCGACATAGGCCCGACTGAATTCAATCAGGAGTATCGAAATCGGCCTGTCAACACGGACACGCAGAGCTTCAAGGAAGCGGACATTATCCGGCACGCGTATCGCCGTGAGCACATTGAAGACACGATCGTGCGTAAGATCACCGGAATCGATCCTGCGATCAGCAAGAAGGAAAAAGCGGATGACTTTGCCAGTGTCACCATTGCCATCGATGACGATGGATACATATATGTGACGCGCGCGGAAGACAGTAAGATGAGCTTCCCCGAGCAGTGGCGGTTCATTCTCAATCGCTACGACGAAGAGCATCCGGAAGCGATCGGGGTTGAAACCGTTGCCTACCAGAAAGCGTTGAAGGAGCACGTCGACGAGGAAAGCCGGAAATCGCAGCGCTACATTCCCCTGATCGAGATCCATGCCGATACGGACAAGTTCCGCCGCATTACCACCATGTCGCCGCTGGTAGAAAACGGAACCATTCGCTTCTGTCTGGACGGCACGCAAAAGAAGCTGATCTCTCAGCTGATATTCCTGGGAAAGATCAAAGACGATCTGGCCGATGCGCTTGAGATCGCGGTACGCCTGGCGCGCGTGAGCGGCTTCAAGCCGGCCATTGGAACTTTGCTACCGCCCAGAGAAGAGAATACGCCCAGAGGATTGCGCGGCCGAGTAGCTCAGCAGATTACGGGCACGGAACAAGAGCAGCCGATGATGGATCGTAATCAGCGGTCGTCCATTTGGGACAAAGGAGGACGGCCATGGCGATGACGCTTCTTGATCTCTCCGAAGCCAAAGCCCAAGTGTCTCTGGACAAGCAGGCTGCAACCGAAGCTGCTGCGCGAGATAAAGAGGCTTTGGTCAAGCAGGCGCAGACTCCGTTTCTGTATGGCCTGACGGCCGATGACAGCGAAGACGCAAAGTTCCGCCGCATTACGGCTCCCAATACTCTGCGCGACCTGAATCCTCTTATGCACGAGAGGATGCAGGCTGTTTGTTTCTTTCTGGCGGCGACGACTCCATTCGGCAAGCGGATCGTCGAGATCATCAGCTCCTATGTAGTTGGAGAGGGATTCAAGGCATCGGCAGCAGATGCCGAGGTGCAGGACGTGATCAGCCGTTTCTGGGACGACGAGATCAACAGCATCGAATCGAACCTGGAGAAATGGTGTGAGGAAGAAACGAAGTTTGGCGAGCTTTGCATTCCTGTGGCCGTCAATGATGTGGATGGCTTTGTCCGGTTGGGATATGTGGATCCGCAGCGCATCGAGGCGGTCGAATACGGCAAGATGCAGACCGTAAGCGGCTCAGAAGACATCCTGTTTCCGGTGGCTGTGCGCCTGCGCAGGACAACGACGGAGCCGGAAGGACGGAAGCTCGCGATCATCCGCATGGATGAAGACGTCAACTCTTCGACCTACGGGCAACTTGTCGGAGATTGCTTCTATTTCTCGATCAATCAGCCCAAAGGCGGAAGCCGCGGAGTCTCGGAGTTATTTTCGCTCGCCGACTGGATCGATGTCTTCGACCAGATGATCTTCGACTTCGCCGACAAGGTCCGGTACCTGAATTCATTCGTCTGGCATTACACGCTGGAAGGCGCAGACGACAAGAGGATCACCGAGTTTTTGAAAAAGGTAACGCAGAATCCTCCGCGCCAGGGCGGGGTTCAAGCGACCAACTCGACCGTGAAGATGGAAGCTGTCACTCCGGACCTTAAAGGCGCGGACATGGCCGCATCGGCGAACCTGGTGAAGCTGTATGGATTAGGCGGCGCCGGATTGCCGGCGTGGTTCTTCGCGGATCCCGTCGACGCCAACCGTTCGACTGCGGACGAGATGACAGGACCAACTGGCAAGAAGCTCACGAGCCGCCAGAACGACCTCAAGCGCAATCTTCGCAAGATTCTGAGGTTTGTTATCCAGCAGGCGATCTATCACGGCGTGCTTTCCCAAACTGTCGATCAAACCATATCGATCGAAGCGCCCGATTTGCTGATCAAGGACCTGCAAAAGGCGGCGCTGACTCTGGGCGCAGTGACGGGCGCCCTGCAGCTTGGAGTCGAAAGCGGCTGGATCCAAAACGAGACGGCGGCTCGTGGCTTCTACATCGTCTTGAGTCAGATCGGGGTTGATCTCGATTCGAAAGATGAATTTGAGAAGGCGCAAAAGGAAAAAAGCGATCGCGACGTGCAGAACCAAAACAATCTGCTGCCGCAGAGCAATCTTGCCGATGCGCTGAACAAGCTCACCCAGGGCGGGAACGAAAACCAAGGCAAGACGGAGGCTCAAGTCCAATGAGCCGGCTAGCAATCATCAGTTGTCACAACTGCGAGCGTCCGACGTTGAGTGGATTCACCTGCCCTATATGCAGGGATGCCGGACATACGGACCTGAACTGCAAGGTGTGCGATGCAGTGGCCATCATTCGAAAAATTGTCCGTAGACCACGCGGGGAGACGAAATGAGCCTGCAGCAACAATTCGTCTCCAAGGTAAACGAGCTGATCAAGCAATCGGGGAAGCTGGGCCCCGACGCGACCAAGAAGGTGATGGAGATGCTGAATGAGGCGCGCATCAAGATCATCGGCGAACTCGGGCAACTGGATGCGCAGAGCTTTGGATCGGCGCAATTGAACGTTCTTAAAAAATCGATCGATCGAGCCATGCAGGTTTTTGCAACCACGGCCAGCGCCTCGCTCAACGCATATGAGGCCAAGGCGTTTGAACTTGGACAGAAGACGATCACGACGCCGCTCGATACGGCCGGGTTGTCGTCGTCTTTTGGCCAGGTATCCACTTCGGCATTGACGATCGCCCAGGGATATACGGCCGATCTGATAACCGGCCTGGCCAGTCACGCCTCTTCAACTGTGAATGCCGCGATCCAGAGAGCGTTTCTCGGTGGACAGTCGATCACCGACATCATCGCGCAGATCGGCAAGGCGATTTCAGGCGGCAAGGATTTTACCGGGCTGTTCTCGTCGATCGGCAAGCGCGCGACTGGAATTGCCACCAACGAGATTGGCCGCATTCACTCGATCGCCGCACAGGCCAAGCTCGAAGATGCAGTCGAACGCCATCCCGACCTGAAGAAACAATGGCATCACTTGAATATCGCGGTGAAGCCCCGGCCAGGGCATCTGGCTGCAGACGACCAGGTGCAAAAGGTTGATGAGCCATTCGAGGTCGAAGGCGAGCAGCTCATGTATCCGCGCGATCCGAACGGATCGGCCGAGAACACGATCGGCTGCAATTGCATGATGGGTCCCTATTTCGAAGCTGATTCATTGAAAGCTACGGCTTCGCAAAAGGGACTTCTCGAAAGTTTAGGTATTTCAGTTTCCGCCGCATAGGCAAAGGAGAAAAAAGCATGGCCAACGAAGTGAAAGTTGAAGTTCCCAACCCTCCATCTGGGATTCCAGAGGAGCTGGCAACGAAGTGGAAGCAAACCTATGAAGAGTCATTCCTGGAAGCCGTGGGCGATTTTCCAAATGACCATATCCAGCACAAGCAGACGGCCACACGCGAGGCCAATAAGCTTCTGAAGGTAAAGAAGCCTGAATCGTATGAAGAGGCCATGAGGATTCCCAAGTGGCAGGTAGCGCATCGCCAGGAAAGAGACGGCGTGTTGAACGTCGTCACCTTTGACGGGAACAAATACAAGTTCGATGTTCCTCAGCAGAGAAAGGCCATGAAGGGAACGGATCAGCAAGGCTGATCGATAACCGGATTCACCAATTTTCAGTTGAAGGGAAGTAAACCAATGATCCAACTTTCACTCGAAGATCTCCGGGCAGCAGTGGCCGACGAGCTGGTCGAGAAGTTCGGCACCGATTCCTACGGCACGCCGAATTATTCGGTCGTCGAGACCTACCCGGATTACATCATCGCGATCGGTCCCAATCAGCAGATGTACAAGATCGCGTTCAAAGTCGTCGAGCCGAGCATGGAGCCGGGCGAGGCTTACGACATCGAGCTTGGCGATCCGCAGGCTGTTGACGTGGCCTATGTTCCTGTTTCCCAGGCCGCGCATTTCCTCGCTTCTCAAGCCGCCGCGACCGACGATTGGGCCTTCCCGATCCAGGCCATGGAGGCAGGTTGGACGCGAGGGTCGATCGCCATGAAGGGCAAGGAAGGAATGCCGCAATATTTCCCGCCCGAAGTCATTGCGCAAGTGGCGGCGGCCCTGAATGGAGCCAAGTTCGGGAGAGCGCATCCTTCGCAAGGCAACGGCGCAGACCAGCCTGAGCGCATCGCCGGCTGGATCGATGGCGGCAAGCTGGTCGGCAATGCGGCCGTGGGCGTAGCGCATTTGCTGGAGAGCGAGACCGATCTCCAGCAGAAACTCCTGGCCGCGCGTAAGGCTAACAAGCTCGATCTATTTGGCGTGTCCGTTCTTGGATACTTCGGTTTCAAAACGGGCAAGGTCGAAGGCAAGGAAGCACTGGTCGCGACCAGCCTGGGAAAGCTTGTCAGTGTAGACCTCGTCGCGGAGGCAGGAGCAGGAGGGAAGTTTCTATATTCCGCCGCCGCCGCGATGTTCTCCGAGATAGCGGAGATGCAATCGCGATCACAACAAAATTCCGGCCCGCAAAATGGCCGAATCAAAGGAGCAGCAGTAATGAAACAGAGCATTTTGAAAATTCTTGAGACGCTCCGGAGCCATGACGCCGGACGCGCCGCAACCTTAACCGCCCAGTTCGCCGCCTTGTCGGAAGACAGGTACGGAGACTTCCTGGTAACCGTGACGCAAGCCGTGACGGATATTTCGAAAACACAATCCGGCAATGCCGCCGCAGAGGCATTGGTCGCACAGGCAAAGACAATGCTCGATGAAGCGAAAAGGCTCGAGAGCAAGAACCTGGTCGAAAAACTGCTCGGGGAATCGAAGCTTCCGCAGCCGGCGCAGGCCCTGGTGAGGAAACATCTCTCAGATCGTATCGTCGACGAGAAAGAGATCAATGCCGAGATCGTCGGCGTGCGCTCTGCATTTGCGGCATTCTCCGATATAGGCCGTGTGACTAGCGAGGTTCGCGTTGGTCTCGAATCCGTCGATAAGGTTCAGCTTGCGATGGACAGCATGTTAGGCGTCAAGGCTGCGCTGAGTGATCCGAACACAAAGCCTTTTCGCGGGATCAAGGATGCATACATAGTAATCACCGGCGATAGCAGCATGTCTTTTGGAAAGAACGGCGCGGGAGGCTTCACGCGGGTCACGCAGGCCATTGCTACTTCCGATTTCCCTAACATCCTGCTGAACTCCATGACCAAGCGATTGATTCAGGATTACGCGGAGGTCGGGATGAATGGGCTTGACAACCTGATCACCACTGGACCTGCACTGACCGACTACAAGACGCAGGACCGCGTCCGCGATGGTTATTTCGGTGATCTTCCGGATGTGTCGCAGGCAGCCGGATACCAGGAGCTCACCAAACCAACGGATGAGCGCATCACGTATGCTCCCGGCAAAAAGGGCGGCCTGTTGACGATCAGCGAAGAGACCATTCGTAACGACGATCTCGGCGCCATCGCCAGGTTCCCAACGCGCCTGGCGCGGGCCGGCCGGCACACGCTGAAGTCGTTCATTACCAATTTCTTCATCAATAACCCGAACTACATTCCGGATGGAGTGGCATGGTTCCATGTGACCCACGGCAACCTGATTACGACTCCCTTGGCGGTTGACACGCTTACTGCCGCCGAAATCTCTCTGATGAAGCAAACCGAGAAGGATTCCGGCAATCGCCTTGGTTTCCGCATTCAGTGGCTGATGGTCCCTGTAGATCTGGCGGCGCAGGCGTGGCAGATCAACAACGCCCAGAATTACAACCCAGGACCGGCCCTGCAGCTGCCCAACCCGTTCTATCAGCGGTTCGGAAACAACAGCCAATACATCATCGTCAATGAGCTGTTGACCGATACGAACGATTTTTATTACGGCGTGCTGCCATCCAATGTGCCCTTTCTCGAAATCGGTTATCTCGATGGGATACAGGAACCGCAGATCTTCATCGCCAACCTTCCCACACAGGGAACGCAGTTCACGAACGATCAGATCCAGTACAAGACGAAGTTCGTGTTCGGAGGCGCGCCCATTGATTTCCGCCCAGTGTCAAAAGCAGTTGTGCCCTAAGACGTGAAGGCGGGATGAAAGTTTTTTAGACAGCAACCTAACCTTTAGGAGGATTTGAGCAGTGACCAGGTTTCAGCGATTTTTCTCAGTGACGATGGCCTTCGTGCTGGCAGCCGCATTGTGCGTGCTGCCGGCACAGGCGCAAAAACAATACCGGGATGCGACCAGCGGTTTTATGAATGAGACCACTTTCGTAGCATCGGCCGCGTATACGACCAGCTCAAGCACCATCACGCCCGTTGACATCGGATCGTATGCATCGGGCGTGCTCATGATCAACGTGACGGCCGTCGCCGGCACTTCGACTCCGACCTTGACCGTCAACTTTGCGGCGTGTGCCAGTTCGGCTGGACAACAAAGCGCCCCGGCTAATGCCAACTGCACCACTCATACGGCCGGTACCGGAATTACTGCCACCGGGGTTTATCTGATCAAGGTGGACCATTTCCCGAGATGGAACACGGTGAACTACACCATCTCTGGAACCACGCCTTCATTCACCTTCAGCGTTGTGGGCTATTTCAAGCCTACATCCTGAGTGCAGTGCCGAATCATCGATGAAAGGAGGTTTCACAAAAGGAGGATTTAGTCGCCAGAGCGAGGAGCTGCAGGCCACTAGCTGCAGCTCCTATAAAAAAAGGACGCTATGAACTTCAGTGATTTTCAAACCGGGGTTAACACGCGCATCCAGGATGACGCAGGAAAGCTTGTGCAGTCTGACAAAGATGCATTGATCAAGCAGGCGGTCAATGGACGTTATTCGAAGGACCGGCCGAGAGAACTCGTGAGCGATGTCCAGGGCAACGGAACCTCTGACTTGCTTCTGCCTGCAGGACCGTCGAATCCGCCAGAGCAGTTCGAAGATGGCTTCTCTTTGATCAGCACAATCGAATTCCCTATCGGGCAGATCCCGGAGACGTTCGTAGAAGATGCCAACTGGAAGCTTTATCGCTCACCCAGCGGAGTGAAGATCAGGATGCTGGCGAGCGTTCCATCTGCGCAAGATGTGATTCGCGTGGCTTGGACCGTGAGGCACTCGCCCGGTACCACAGGACAGAATCCTATCCCGACCACGGTTCCTGATGCGGATTTCGAGGCTGTGTGCGATTACGCGGCATCGCTTTGTCTCGAGGCTCTGGCAGCCAGATATGCGCAGACAGGAGATTCGACGATCAATGCCGATACGGTGAACTATCGCAGCAAGAGCCAGGAGTATTCCTCTTTGGCCAAGGCGTTGCGCAAGCGTTACGACGACCACATTGGCATCAACGAAGGCGGAACGGGCGGATCGCAGGCTCAAGGCTCATCCAGCCAGGCGGCGGCGATCGCGATCGGCAACCTGTGGCAGACGCAAGGATCCGGGGCGGACCGGCTCACACACAAAAGGGGACGCTGATGCCGTTGCAACTCAAGATGACGATCAATGGCCTCGACAAGGCAAGCGATGAACTATTGCGGGCCGTTTCGATTGGCGAAGCCAATGGTTTGGAAACCATCGGCATCGAGGGCGCTCGATTGGTCGCGAGCATGACCCCGGTTGGAGCAACGGGGAATTTGGTAGCCGGCATGATTTTTGAGGTCCACGGCACGGCTGTAGAGATTTTTGCAACGCCACCGGCGGATGTTTATTCCGAGCCGGTTGATCTGGGAACAAAGCCGCATTTTCCACCCACCGATCAACTGCTGCTGTGGGTTAAAAAGAAATTTGGCGTGACCGATGAAAAGCAGGCGCGCTCGATTGCGTTCCTGATCGCCCGCAAGATCTCGAAGCGCGGGACCAAACCCGTTCTCATGTTCGAGCGAGCCTTCGACCAGCTGCAGCAGCAGGGACCGGAAATTTTGGAAGCCGAGGTTGCCAAGGCGGTCCAGGCAGCCGGCTTTGGAGGGCAGTAATGTCGCTTCAAGACATCAAGGCACGGATCGCCGCTGTAATCAGCGGAGTGAATGGCATCGGCAAGGTATATGACCGCATGCGCGTGATCAAAGACGAGAAGACCGAGCAGAGCGACCTGATTTCGAATGGCAAGATGAATTGCTGGTTTGTGACGCGCGAGTCGAAGGACCTGGAGGACATGAACCAAAATCAATCGATGTCCGATCAGTACGACATGATCGTCGTGCATGGCTTCTATGGCGTCGACGATGCCAATGACACCGAGCAAACGATGGACACATTGACTGAGGCGGTTCTCGTGGCCATCAATGCCGACCGGCGTCCTCCATCGAAGTTGAACGGCAAGGTTGTAACGGCGCGGCCGCCGAAATTGCGGCTGCAGGATTATAGGAATTTCGGGCCGCGCCAGGTGCTCTGCCATCACGCGGAGATCTCGATCACCGTGCAGCAGGCCCAATTGCAATAAGGAGGAAAGTTCGATGACCAGGGAACATACGGTTCGAGTGAGAGTGAAAGATGGTATCGGCGTCGTGACGCACTGCGCCGGCCATCGTTACGACATTCGTGTTGAGCCCGGCAAGCCGGTAACGCAATGGGGAGACGGGTCTCCGATTACCAGGGCCGAGTTCGACTCGATTCTCTCTCCCACCGGCCATTTCGAAGTTGAGGAAAACCAATCCGCCGCAGACGACGGCGACAACAAGGAGTAGGCAATGGCGATACCTTCAAGGCTGCTTGATCAGCGGTTAGTGCTGAGCAAGCTTAAGCAGGGAGCATACGGCACGGCACTTACCGATGTGAACCTGCAGGCGGGAAAGCGTTTTTCTCCCGTAGGACAATTCTTCGGCCAGACAACCTCGAAGTTCTACACCAACCGCAATCAGTCCATGCGCGGCAATGATTTCGCGAGCGTGCGCCAGGAGACCGAGCGCGATTTTCAGGAACAGATCAACTTCGATGCCGACACCTGGCTGCTGGCGTGGATCGCCGCGTTCGGAATGGGAGCTGTGACCAGCTCACAGCCGAATGCAGGCGGCAATCCCACCTGCTACCAGCATTTGATCAAGCCTTTGGATCCTAGTTCGGCGGGCAAAGATATGCCGGTGACGACGGTGTATACAGAAGCGGCGCAATCCGCCAACCTGCAGAGGCGCTTGCTGGACTGCGCGGTTCGTGATTTCACGCTCGACTTCAAACCAAGCGCGCCAGTGAACGTGACCGCTACTTTGCAGGGATCGGGACGTGTCACCACCGGAGCTTTGGCCACGCCTCCGGCGATTCCAACGCAGAACCTGCTGATGTCGAACGACATGAAAGTGTTCTACGGAACGCAGGGAGCGCCTACGGACATCAGCGCGCAGATCGTGCCTGGCAGCGTCAAATTTTCCTTCACCTGGTCCCCCGATGATGGCAATTCGCGATCGCCTGGATCGGGTCTGTATCGTTCCCGCTCCTGGGTCGGGCAACCTGCGCTAAGCATGGATTTCCAGCGCTACGTTGACGACGCTGCATCAACCCCAAACGACGACTGGCTTGCCGGCACAATTCAGGAAGTGAAGCTCAGCATCGCCGGCGCGCAGATCGGCGCAGGCCCTGAGACTCATTTGCTCGAAGTTCGCGGTCTGGCCGTGTGTCCGGAGGTGATCAAGTTAGGCCAGGCGGGAGACAAAACCGTGTATCAGTACACGATCTCGGCCGAGCACTGGCTGAAGCAAGGAGGCAACGACGTGGTGACGGTCAAGGTTAACAATCTTGAGACGTCGTACTTCGCATAGAGCATTTCTCTGTTGTAAGTTGTACATGTAAGCAACGCGGCACGCGCCTGATCCTCTTCGGGTGCAAGCGTGCCGCGCCGTTATAAGCGCTGGACTGACTTGACAGCAGCATGCTTCCGGCAATCCCACGCCGGGGCGCGAGGCTTATATCCGAGAACACACAAATCAACACATTTCTGAAGAGGAGCATTTTTCTGTATGTCTGAAACAATTCTCAACGTAGGCGATGGAGCACTTCTAAATCTCGACGGTCGACGCGTTGTCAGTTTGATCGACCGTGGACACACTTACACCTTCCATATGGGAAGGATCACTCATGCGGATTGGGCGGAATACTTCGACGGCATCGTTCATAGCCGGCGCAATGACGGCAACGGAGTCATGGAATTGCTGGATCTGGAAACGCCAGGCATCTTGCTGGTCGAGAAAAAGCTTGAGACCACGGAAGGCTATCGCGGAAACTTCATGGAGTCTCCAGGCTGGCAAACGAAAATCCCTCCGCGTCACAGCCGGCCAGTCGCATGGGTTCTGCGGACCGTTGCGAACTCTGAGATTCCCAGGGATGAGCGCAGTTTCGATCCCAACTCTGTCGAAGTTCTGCTGGATGCGGCATGGGGAACGTGCGGGCCGGGGAACAACGTTCTTTATAAGGGTCTGGTCCATCGCTTTCACCCGTTAAGCGTTCAGCAGAAGCGCCGCTTTTATCGGGCGACGAGCATGAGCCGGCTGGTAGGGGGATCAAGGAATGGAACCACCATTTATGGAAACCGGAATCGAAGCCTGGTCGACATCTATGACGAGCTAATCCAGGAAGTTGAGGGCTATGCCGTTAACGGAACTCCGCTGGGCAATTCGGTTGATTCGATAAAGAAAGAGATGGACCTCTACCACAAGGTGGAGGCGGCACAGCAGTTGTTTTCAGCCTCGCTTCAAGAGTCGCAGCAAGAAGATGTTGAGCAGGTGCAATGAGCGCAGTAATACAAATCTGGCAAGCCCAGGACGCCTTGGAGGAAGCGGCGATCGAGCTCTTCGAGCGATCGCTTACCTCCGAGGGCCGGGATCGGGCGATCATACATGCATCGCAGCATAACGATCTTTCGGAATTGGAACGGGTGATCGAGCCAGAGAAATATGCTCCGGGATTTTCTGCTTTCCTGTGTTACCTGTTGTGGCTCGAAGGCATGCTCAACATCGGAGTCGAATTCGAGCTATATGCGGACGAGGCAGAAGGTCTGCGATTGCTCAAGAAGGCAAGAAACGATTTTGAAATCGAACATCCACGCTGTTTTTCGTGTGGAGTCCATCAGTTCGTGCGTGTGGCAAAGAGTTGCCATGCGTGTGGGCAGAAGTTGAGAGGGTAGATGCCGACTAGGGTAGCTTCAATTCGAATTGAGCTCGACGACCGGGGAGCAATAACTTCGTCGACCGCGCTGCGCACTGAGATAAAAAAGGTCGGGGAAGACTCCAAGCAGGCAGCACAGGTTGCGAACCAGGCTACGCAGCAGGCGGGATCGCAGATCAGTACAGCGTGGAGCAATGTCGCTCGTGCCACGATCGATAATATAACCGCGCAAAAGAATCTGGCTACCGCCATGCAGGCGCTGCAGAAGGCCGGCACGGATGACGTGAAGGTCGTCCAGAATCTTGCCGTTGCGCAGAAAGCTGCAGCGGACGCCAGTGCTCGCCTGGCGCAAGCGAATAAGGATGTTGCTGAGTCGGCAAAGAAAGGAGCTGAAGAGTTCAACGGCATCGAGAGCTCAGAACGGCGCGGGCACATTGCCGGTCAATTGCTTACCAGGACGATGGGCATCGAGATGCCTAAGGCTCTGGAGACTGTGCTCTCGCGCAGTAAGACGATTGGTCCCGCATTATCTGCTGCTTTCAACGTTAGTATCTTCCTGGCTGCCGCCGCCGCCGTGTTCGAAGTGGGCAAGAGAATATGGGAGGCCGCTGAAGCTGCCGTTGGGATGACTGAGAAGGTGAAAGAGCTGCAGATCGAGATGCACAAAGCCAATCAGGAGAAATTCTTTAACCCAGACACACTAGAGCAGGCGAGGCAGCACGTTAAGCAGATCAATGAAAAGAACACGAAGCTTGAGGCTGATCTAAAGGCTCCGGAAGATCAGACAGCCAAGTTGAAGGCCCATTTCGCCTTTAAGTCTACGACGATAGATCAAGAGCGGAAGGAGTTTCGCTCCAACACTGAGCCTGGAGGAGAGGGACAAAAAGGGAAAGAAGAGTTGGACAAGGCCATTGGTGTCCTTGCTAAAGAACAGAATCAAAAAGTCGAGGAGTTAAATGCCAGAGCAAGCGAGGCCGCGCTGAAAGGCCTTGCTGCTGCTAAGGCCAGATTAGACGACGGAATCAAGGTGCTCGATGTTAAAACTGATGCGAATCAGAAACCGGATCCAAGCAAGCCCGATCAGGCCAAAGTGTATTTGGCGGAAAAGAAAGCTCTATACGCCGAGTATGCTGCCAGCGTTAAGGAGATAAGCCGGCAGCTAGCGCAAGAGCAAATGCAGGCCGATGACAAGGTGTTAGAGAATGGGCTGCATGACGAGAACCGCATACGCCAGGAAGAAAAGGACCGGATCAAAGAGCTGAAGGCCGAAATGGCTGAAAGGCTTGGCATCAGCCAAGCGGCAGTTGAGAAGACGTCCGCTTTCCAGTCGCGGGTTGCGCAGATCCATCAGGAGAGCGCAGAAAAGATTAAGCAGGGCGAGCTGGAAGTGATGAAGATCCAGCAGCAGACCAACGATCAGATCGCGCAGCGCGCCGAGTCTTATCTGACCGGTACCGCCAAAATTCTTGCCGCACAGTCACGCGAGATCAGCTCCATCCAGGCACAGCAGCGAGAGCTTGCGAAGCTCTATGGCAGCGAGCAGACGCAGAAGCGCATCCAGCAGGAGCGCGGACTCTCGGACCAGATCGTTGCTATCAATGAATCCGCAGCGCAGCAGATCAAGCAGGCCCACAGGCAGGCCGCGGATGAGATCGCTGCTGCACAGGAAGAATCAGCATTGGCGGCGGTACCGCTGTGGCAGAGGGCGACGGCGCAGATCGAGATCCAGCTTACAAAGCGGCTGAAGGCGGTGAACGAAGAGGCACAGAAGGAAATTGAAAGCCTGCGCGCGCTCGAGCAGCAACATCCGGAGCTGGCCGCAAAGGCCAATGAAGAGATCCTGGCGATCGAGGCAGAGACGCAGGCCAGGCGTGTGGCGCTGTGGGACCAGGCGAATTTGAAGATCCGAGAGGAGCACAAGCGCCAGGTGGACCAACTCGCCGGCGAGTTGGAAACCGTGTTCGATGACATCGGCTCTGGGAATATCGGCAAGCGAATTCTGAGCAACATGAAAAAGCTGTTTGCCAACATCGTTGCCGAATGGATCCTGTCGATGGGGCAGATGCGATCGGGCGCCGGCAATCTTCTTGGCAGTTTGGTATTTGGACCTGGAAGCGCGGGTTCCAATGTCTTCGGAGGCGGTGGCGGAGGAAATCTCATTGGCGGATTGTTCGGAGGCGGATCGCCGGCTGGCGTGCCGGGTACGCCTCCATTTATTGCACCGCCGCCAGGCGCGGGCGGCGGGAGTACATTCGCGCCACAGTCATCGACAGGCCAATTGTTTGGCTCGTCTCTGGGAAACATCTTTGGCCCTGGCGCCGGCACCGCAGGCGTTTCCGCAGGATCGCCCACATCGTCCAGTTCAACAGCAAGCACGGCCGCCGCGCTGGGCTTAGGCGGGTTCTTCGGCCAATCCCCGTCATCGCTTTTAGTCGGCGGTGGACCTCTTACCACGCAGAGCATATCGAGCGTACTGGGAGACACCATAACCAATTCAGCAGGATCATCAGCGCGATCCGCGACCTCGCCGGGAGGACTCGCCGGGCTTTCAAAACTGCTCAGTCCTCAAGGTCTGGCAGGGCTTGGAGGTTTAGGAGCAACTTTGCTGGGCACCATGGGAGGTACAACCGGCTCGATCGGCGGCACGATCATGGGTCTCTTGCTCACTGGCAAGCTTGGCGGGCTGGTGAGTACTCTTTTCGGCTCGATCGGCATGACTGGCGCTGGTGCTTTGTTGGGCGGGCTTACCGGAGGGTTAATTGGCTTTGGTTTGGGGCAGAATTTCGGGGGCGGGATCGGCGCGCTCGCCGGCGCAGGGACCGGAGCACTCACAGGATTCATGGTCGGCGGTCCAGTTGGCGCGATCATCGGCGGAATCATCGGACTGATCGGCGGAATCTTTGGCGGGATATTCGGCGGCAGCAAGAGAAAGAAGCAAGCCAATCAGCTGGCCGACAGCACAATCCTTCCCGATGTGCAGAAGATCGTGGATCAGTACAAATCCTTCCAGCTCAGCGCAGATAGCGCCAACCAGCAGCTCACCCAGATCGAGCAGCAGGCAAAAGATGAGATGTCAAAGCTCAAAGGTGAAGGTAAGAGCGTCTTCAACAAAAAGGTCGAGCCTGCTATACAGGATGCGCGCAAGCAGATCCAGCAGTTCGAGACGGAGAGGCAAAGGCGAAGCGGTTTAACGTTTGGCCCGCCACAGTTCCACGATGGGGGAATTGTTTCTTCCACGGTGCAGCGATGGTCGTCACAGCCCGATGAATTGCTGGCTGTGCTCAAAGACGGCGAATTTGTGGTGAAGCCCGAGGCGACTCGCAAAAACAGGAAAACTCTCGATCGCATGAATTCCGGCGAAACGATTGGAGGTAACTTCGGAGATATTCACATCCACAACTATGAAGGAGTTGACGAGGTCTATATGCGCAACAAAGGCTTGCAGATGATCATGGACGCCATCAGGCGCGCAGGCCGGGAAGGAGTGCGATGAGCGAGCAGAACATCCTGAATCCCAATGCAAGTAGTCTGCTAAGTCCAGACTATTCGCTCAAGCCGACGAATCCGCGAACCATGGCGCGGTCGCAGGCGAGAAGCGGCCGGCCGTATGCCAAGCGTGTGGTAGCCAAGGGCCGCGTTTACCAGCTGGTGTGGAACAATCGCCCGTTCGCAACCTACAACTCTCTGCTGCAATGGTTCAATCAGTATGAGAATGATTTCTTCAGCTTCCAGGACATCGATCGCGGCCGATATTTTAGCGGGCAGTTCGAAGATGAGCCGACGTTCGACGTGAACCGCAATGAGTCCGTGACGATCACCGCGAACTTTGTGGAGATCCCGGGATTGGCAATGTATCAGTACCCTTCGAACTGGGCACGGGATGCCGTGTTCATTGAAGAGCGCGACGGGTTTGGCAATGATGTCGTGAAGCTCACCGGCACATGGGATAGGAGAGACCAGAATTACTGTCTGTGGTCAGAGGGGTTCGATAACGCCGTATGGCAAAGATTCACCGGCGTAACCATCACACCGAATTTAGTAGCCGGGCCAAACGATCCTCCGGGTGTTACCTCTGCGGATGCGATCGTCTATGACGGATCAGGAGCTGTCGGGGATTACCGGATTTTTCAAACCCTTTTACCTGGAATAATTATTCCTGCAGGAGTGAAGACCACAGGGAGTGTTTGGATGAGGACCGCATCCGGCACGCTTACACTCCGGCTGGTATCGAACGCTGGATTTACCCAGGTCAATTGCAACCTGACAACAGCCTGGCAGCGTTTCTCGGTGACCTGTCCCGCGGATGGCGTCTCCTCTGCACAGATGCTGATCCGTTCCAATGCAGGTGATAATTCTGCCTTCACCGTCTATGCCAGTGCAGCGCAGTACGAGTTTGGCCAGGTACAAAGCACGTACGCGAAAACAACTTCGGCGCCGGTTCTCTTGCCCGCTCCTAATGCAGATGCTTCTCTGCATGGCGGCTTTGCTTACTGGAATGCCGGCACGTCGGCCACGGACGCGGCCGAGTTCCTTTATTTTGGGTATGGCTTTCGGCTGTGGGCGTTCCTCGGGCCTTACCTGGGCATTGCGAACATCTATCTGGATGGCATCTTTCAGGCGGCTGTTGATCTGTATGCGGCGGCCGGCACGGCGTCTGCGCCAGTCCTGACGCTGCAGAATGTACCACTAGGAGATCATCGGGTGAAGATCGCTGCTACGAATACAAAAAATGGGGCATCGAGTGGAAAGTATGTTCTCGCCGATGGAATCGAGGTCATGAGGTAAATGCCTAGACTTCTACCCAATGGAGGAAGCGTCCAGGTCGGGCTTGCTGGTCTGTTCAACATGAACGCCATGTACAACGATGGCGCGACGTTTACTGGCGGTACCAGTTTCGATGGTATCGGCAACGCGCTTTCTGCAACGCTTTTGGGATCGTCGCAGACGTTCAATGGTTTCCAGTTCTCTCTGGGACTTGCCAATGTTGCAAATGCAGTTAAGAACTCGACGATTCCCTTGCCTTCCGGCCAGTACAACTATCTGCTGATGCTTGCGGCCGCAGTCAATGGCAATCAGGCAGCGCAGAGTTTCACGCTCAACTACACCGATGGAACTTCGAAAGTCTTCACCCAGAGCATCAGCGATTGGGCCACGCCGGCGAGTTACTCGGGAGAATATGGCTCAAGCGTTATGGCCTACCGCAACACCTTCACTGGAGGTCGCGATAGTGCGCAGCAGATCCACGTTTACGCTTATGCGTTTCCCGTCGACGGCAGCAAGATTCCCGCATCGTGGGTGCTTCCGGCTAACAACAATGTTGGGATTCTTGCGATAACGCTGGTGCAGCTCGGGATGCAGAACGAGCTGCGTAAGCAGGTTGGATACGGCCCTGTAATTCTGATGGACGTGCAAAGCGCGGATGGCGCAACGTTTTTCTGGAGTGATTTCGAAGGCACATTTCCTGGCTTGATGGTAAGCGGCAATCAAAACTATTCGCCGTGGATAAAGTCGGCGGGGCCATTTAAAAGCACCCGCGATTTATCGACGGACACGGCCGACCTGGTCATTCAGAACCTTAGCGGGAACTCCATCGATCGAGATGCAGCGGGTGTGCTTGGGGACCATGAATTTGAGGGCGCTCTGTGCATCGTTCGGATATTTCATCCTTTTTATAACGATGTGATCGATCGCTTCGATTATTCCCTGACCGAAGAAAGTCCTAGCGAGGACGAAGTGAGCTTCAGGATGTTGCAGCTGTTCGATAGCTCGCAATATGACGTAGCGGCCGATATCCAGACGGATACCTGCACCTGGCGCTACAAGGAAAAAGCGTGCGGATCGACAGGATCGGCTACCACCTGCTTGAAGCGATTCATTGACTGTAGTGATGCGACGCGGGCGGCAACCGAGCGGCACAATGCAATTTTGAGCATTGTCCCCAATGCAACCCTTGTCCACATCACGAGCGGCGGCGGAGGAGGGGGAGGCGGCGATACGAACGGCGGCCGCGTTGGAGGAGGCGGCGGAAACGATATCAATCCGCTGAGGGGATAATGGCAAACAATAATTTAAGCGAAAAAGCGCAGATGGGGATCACGGTGACCGTGGCATACGGGTACAACCGTGTGCATGGCAACAACATCCTGCTCTACGAACAGAGCAATAAGAATCGCATCGCGTTCTTCATTCTAGGGGAAGGAGAATGGGACGGCATCGAGCATCTGTGGATCAACAGCAAGCTTGTGAATCAGGGAGACAGCAGCCTGGTTCATTTTCACCCAGGCATTGACGGGGTACTTGGCGCGGGGTTGAGTCCAACGTCGATCGGCGGCGATCAAGGAGTAGATTCTTTTTTCGCGAATCTGCCTGCCAATTACCAGCGGCTCACCTTCAGCCGCAAGGCCTATATTGCGCTCAACGTGCCTCCCGATCCGGGTGCTCCATCTGCTAATTTGGAAGTTGTAGGTGATTATCGCTGCATGAAGGTCAGGATCTTCGATGTGAATGGTAACCAGATTGGCTACCAATTCTCTACGAACGGCGCCTGGCAGATTCTTGACCTATTGCTGCGCGTGATGATCCGGCCTGAGTGGAGTCCTGTCGAAGCTGCAGCAGCTGGAGGTGATCTTACGGCAGATGAGAAAGCCAGGATCGATTTCCCGTCATTGCTCGACTCCGCTGCGTGGTGTGACTTCCTACTTTCATCGGGGTCGAAGAGATTTGCGTCTTCCATTGGCTTTCCGCGAACCACGAAGCTGCAGCAGGCCCTAGCGCAGATGCAAACCATTTCGCAGTTGTTTGTGGTCGAGTCGAATGGGCGTATTTATATCCGTCCTGACAAGCCAAGAAATTCCTCTTTCATCCTCACCAAAGACCACGTTCTGCCTGGAACCATTAAATTCGACAAGGTCGATCTACATGGTGTGCAGACCAGGGTCAATGCCAACTTCAACGATTTGTTGCCCATGGTGCAGGCGCAGATCGACACGTCCGGCAATAGTGGAATCGTTCGCGCGTCGGGTGTTGTCACAGTAAAGACGATCGGGTCGCATCCGTTTCTGCAGGGAGATAACGTCCATATATTTGGTCACACCACAGATACGACCCTGAACAATATCTTCCTGCTGACTTCAGTGCCTGACGATCATCACTTCGTATTCTCCCAAGGCGGAGCCGATGAAACCGTAGGCGGCGGCAATTGTGGCACACCGGAGAGCCGATTCGTGCAGCGTTCAACGCTTGCTGATCATGAGAAGTTTCAGAAAGCAATCGGGCAGCGGGGTCTGAGGCTGACTCCGGCATTTCGCCGGCTTCCTATCAGTATCGATTTCGGAAACTGCACCAAGGACCAGGTCGACCGCGTATTGTTTTTCATCAAGACTCGGAATCTAGGTTTAGAAGTCGATCCATATCATGCGCCTTGGACCGGCAAAATAACTGCGTTCTACGACGCAGTGGATGCGCAGCTGCGATCGCTCGCAGAGCAGATCGTAGGCGACATCATCACAGTCGATGCATCCGTGTCCGAGAAGTTTCAGGGTGACTACGAGATTGTCCAGAGGACCTCGAACTTTCCAGCACTGTCTGGGTCAGGGCAAAGCAGCAATGCCGGCGCTGGAAGCGGCGGCTCGTCGGTGGACGTGGCTACCATCGATCTCAAACTCTTGCAGTACATACCGGGTGCCTGGACTGACACGGTTAATGACAATTCCAGCGTCAGATCCTCAATCATGAGGGGAGGTCTGAAGCCGATCGCTTCAGTCGACTCAAATGGGGTTCAGCGTCTCGCCGGTACGTTCAAAAACAATCCTGTCAATTGCTTTGGAATATTTACTGCAGGCAATCCGCTAGCACAAAGTGGTACGACGACTACGATCAATGTGTCGTCGAACGTCAAGCAGTTCGGCGATGGACAGGTATCGTACAACTCCGGATCGGTCAATCCAGGCAGCTATGGAACATGGGATGTGTATGCAGATGATCCAACGTTTGCCGGTGGGACTGTCACATATCAGGCTACCAACGGCAACCATACGTTAACTGCGGCGAATGGCCGCGTTTATTTCGGGACCATAACGACTCTGTCTGGAGGCGGCGGTTTTGGTCAGGGTGGTGGCGATGGAGATGCCACACCGCCAGTTCACTGAGGGAAACAAAATGAGTGACGCGCATATCAAGCATACGCATACGATCAAACTCCAGGACGGAAGCACATTCGATCACACCGCTGAAGCTGTGCGATTCAAACATCTGGCCGATGGAGCCATCGCCGTGTTCGCTACGTGTTGCGGGAAGGACGCTGAGGGATCGTGGCACGCGTTTTATGACGTTGCCAAAATGTCGCAGAATGACATCACTGTGGAAGTCCAAGGACACGTTCAAAGGAAGGCTGAGCACCATGCCTCTGCTCACCTTGGCAGGGAGTTTATGCAGACCTTAGTTAAGGAAGGACAGGTGGGGAAATAGGTTGCGTGAAGGGCATACCAAGATGCTAGATATAACCGGCAAAGACGGTGATATTCTGCTATCACGCAATTCTGCGAGCCACAACAGGGCAAAATCGGTCTGGGGTTTGCTGCAGCCTAATTCTGCGTTGCTGCAGCCTAATTCTGCGTTTGCTGCAGCGCAATTCTGCGAGCTACAGCGAGCCAGGACCAGATCCAGAAAAAGCTGCAAGAGGCGAAACAGTTCAAGCAGATGTACGACAAACCGGCGGTGAACATAGCGCTGACGTTTACCGAAGTGTTCCCGATCGGCCTGGTGGTAACGCTTCTCTCAGCTGTAATCCTGCGAAAGAAATCACCGCAACTGGCGGCGTGACGCATGATTCGCGTCCGGACGCTGGACGAACCCGGCGTCCGGGCGGAGAGAGGCCCCACGGTTTGCCATTGCGCTGAATTTCGCACCTTGTTAGCATTACCGCCATGCGCCGACAGATTATTTCCTTGTTGCTCCTGTCATTGTTGTCGTCCACCGCATTCGCCTACGCCGGTCTGGCCGGAAAATATACCGGCACCTGGACCGGAGCCCAAAGCGAAGGCACGATCAAGGTGGCCCTCTCTCAGGCCGAAAAAGGAACCTGGAATGCGGATGTATCGTTCACACTGGGCGACCAGGAAGTTAAATGTACGACCGTCTCCGTCAAAGTTGATGGCGAAAAACTGGTCGTAGTCTACGACTTCAGCGTGAGCGGCTTAGAGGCTGAGTCAACCATCACCGGTCAACTTAAAGGATCAACACTCGAAGGCACCTATTCGACCAAAGGCGCAGACGGGTCCCATGTTGACGATGGGACATGGAAGGCGTCGCCGGCAAAGTAG